GCGATCTTCTGGCGGAATGTACATCGCCATCCAGTCGTTGGTGGTGATGAAAATTCGCATCACGTTGATCACATATCTCAGCTGGCGATACTTGTCGTTCAACGGCAGCGTGTCTGGCGGCGCAACAATCATCGGTTTGAGAATATTGTACATGCTCGATGCGTGGAACTCGTCCTTGCTTGGCCGCACTTCGTCAATTGTCAGCATTAGCGTCTGGAGCCACGGTTTGTACGCGCTGAACAGTTCATCTGGATCGATGCCTTTGCAGTTCCAGGAACCGACAGCAGCTTTGATCGGCCAAAGCGCCGCATCCTTTCCGATGCCCTGTGTCCCGGACAGCACGACAGCCGCATTGCATTTCTGCTCTGGGTGCTTGATCATGTGCGCGCAGTAATCAAAAAAGAATTCGTGCTCAACTGGATCTGGCCACAGCTTCTTTATGTGTTCTAACCAAACGTAAGCCTGTGTAGGCTCTCCGGCGATATCAGGTGGGCCTTTGTACTGATTGTAGATTCGGCGGCCTGGAGCCTCGTAGAAACCGTCTTTGTCGATAAACCAATTCTTGACAATCTGCGACCTTCCGGGCCACCACGTAGAACCTTCTACAAACTGATCATTCTCAACTCGCGAGATGTCTCTGCTTGGCGGAATTAAACGCTCCCTGCGCTGTCTAGGGCGGCCACGTTGGCCTTCTGCACCTTCGTCCACCTCCACGCGCCAGAACTCCAGCGGTATGGAAGCATCAACACCTTTCTCGGAATGAAGAGTGCCGTCGCGCAAATCCCAGAACTGTTCTTGCGCTTTGTCAAAGACGTAATCTTCTGGCCGCGCCATGCGGCGCGATTCCGCCAGTTGCTCTATCAGCGCACGCTCCCGTTCGTTCGTTCTTTGTTCTATGTCCGCCATAACTACCTCTTAAATCGCGGCAAGCCCTGCCAATGCGTCCAATACTGTTTGTGCTCTTCTCTGTAGATCCCGACGCAAGCCACTCCGTGCTGCTCGTTTATCAGCAGCATCTTCCTTCCTTCCGGCGGAGGAATTTCTGCGATGCTTATCCAAATCAGACAACCTTGAACTGCCGCCACTCCATCTCCGCTCGTTTTAATCGTGTCAATCTTCTTTGGTGCGTTGATCTTCTTTGGTGCGTTGCTTGGGTGTAAAAGCCATTTCGTCCCCATAGACTTGATCAGGTCAACTCTGCGCTTTTCCATCTCCGGAGTCATTGTTTTGTCCTTTCAGTTTCTCTCTCAATATGTCCATCGATTTGCGCACGCGCAGCACGTTGATGCGATTCGGTTCCGCATCCCAATCAGCCACCACCGCTGCTGCGGCCCGAACGATTTCGGATTCGCTCTCGGCAGGCGCATCTCGGCATTGCACGGCGTCTGCCATTCCATCAACCAGCGAATCAAATTGTTTCCATTCAGGCGCACCAGTCTTCTCGTGCTCAAGGAATGCGATGACGCTGGCGTATAGCCGTTCAATGTTGCTCATGAATTTTCATCCAGTTTGGAGTTTCTCCATTCTTCCATCGGGCGAAGGAAGCCTTGTGCGTGACGTAATATTTCCTGTAGGCCGCAACGGCATCACCTTCAACTTTGCAATCATCAGGCATGCATTGCGGAACAGGCGTCATCGTCTCAAGCAGAATGGATTTTGGCGGACAAAGTAGGTGCGCCCATAGAAACTGAGTTCTGTGAATGCGCCCATCATACCGGGACGTATATTGCGTGAGCAATTCGTCCCACGTGTCAAACATCCAATGGTAATTGTCGGATGTCTGGCGAACCCAAACAGCACTTGGGTGATTTACGTGAGTGGCTTTGTAAAGCGCAGGTTGCGCGATCTCCGGATTCAACACGCGGTGCGCAGTAGACAGCAGCTGTGCGTATTCAAGGATCATTTTCACGACGTGCTTATCGCAGTGAAGCTGTGCGCAAACAGTCGGATTGTGGTCGAGATAAAATATGTTCATAAGTTCTCCAGTTCTTCGATAGCCAAATCATTTATCCAGTCGGTCAGTTCTGCCCAGCCTTTGTCGATGCAGTGCCCGTGGTGGCAACGGAACGCACCGTAGTAGTCGTTCTCAGGCGCTGGCTCGCGAATGGCGGCGCCAGTGTTCGCCTTTGCTGAGTGGTCATCGATCCATGGGCAGGTCATCTCTGTCCATCCGCTAGGATCCGGTTCATTCTTCTTGAGCATCCTCCGCTGCTCAAGGAAGTTGTAAGCTATGGCAAAAGCTCTGTTGCGCTCTATGGCCTCCTCTGTTGGTAGTTTGTCGCGCTTAATCCTGCGGCCATTCAACTTCAAAGAAAAGGCTTCGAGCAATTCAGCAATGCTGTAGCGCACATCGAACATTTGCCGAAGCTGAACTGTCCAGCCGCCATAGGCTGGCTTTGAATTCTGAAATCCTGGCAACCTGCCAACACGCGTAACACCGCTCATGCCCGGATCATTGCCCAGCAAACTCCCGGCGATGAATGCCCGAATCATTCCGTCGAATCGCGCCGCATCGGTCTCAGGCTCATCAAGCATAAACCACCACTGCTCATTGCCCGGAGACGTCTCGATGCGCGCAGTAGGTGTGAGAACCTCCACAACAGAGCGATCGACTTTCGTGCCCACATCATCGACCATCATCGCTCGCCCAGCCGCGAATGTTTCTGTGCGTCGTCGGAAACTACCATCGCCTGCGCGGCGAAAGCTGGCGACAGTCACATAGCCGTTCCAAGAGGTTGGCATGGCGATCTCAGATCCATGACGCCAAGGACGAGGCTTCCAGGCGTGTGGGCCTGCGTGCGCGGGATCGCCTTCGAAACCGCACAGAATCATCCGCTCATCGGCGGGCAGGCCTTGAGCAAGCATCTCAAGAAATTCTTCCATCTCAATTCTCCTTTCTTAGGGGGAAGTATTTATCGCTGAATCGCTGCCCGAAAGCTCCGGTCTAGAAAAGTGCTGTTTTCTGCGAAGTACTTTTCTTTTGCTTTTTGTTCAGGCAGAGTTCCATCCACGGGCAGCGCTGTGCGGCCCCAAACTTAGAACTGGAGGACTCATGAGCAAAAAGTACGAAGCGATCGCAAGCGCAATGGGCGAGTGCTATGAAAGTAGAACAGCATTCTTGGCTGAATTCTCATATCATTACGGTCGCACTGGCGCTGATCGGATTTTCACTGATGGCCGTGACTATTACGCCATCAGCAAGCGTGCTCCCAAGACGCAGTGCGGCCAACCTTGGGAAGCGCACAAAGACCAGTTCTTGGCAGAGAAGCTTGGTTTGATTCTTTGGGTGAGCAAAATGCAGGAGGCTTCAAATGAACGTGGTTAAACTGGAAATCGAAATCATCGCTGCTGAGCGGCGATTCAGGCTGGCCAGAGAAGCGCATGACCTAGCGTGTGAGCGCGCATTCATCAAGCTCACGCCAAAGTCTGCCGCGACTCGCATGGCGACATTGAAACTGCTTGGCGACGCAGAGTTGGCTTTGGACGCATTGCTTGAGAAAATGGAGAACGCGCACACAACAACCAAGAAAGGAGAAATCTGATGGAACCAATTATCGTCACCGAGCAAGGCTATAAGGTGCGGCTGGTATGCCGACACTTCGTTGGCGAGTGGGACGGCGTGGAGATGTACGAAATTTTGTCTGGCTTGCGCAAGGGCAAATTCACCGTATCGTTCATCGTTGATGGCAAGATCCGCATTGCGTACACAGGCCAACAAGAAATGGCCGAAGACAAGTTTGCAGAATTCCTCGAAATGATGGCCGAATAGGAGCACTGACATGTACCTAAGAAAATCCCAGATTGAAGCGCAACAGCGCCGCGCAGACAAGCTTGCGTTGATTGCCGGTGTGGCATTGATTGCCTCCAGCATTTGGCTGGTCGCAGAGTTCACAGCGCCGCAGGAGACGTTCGTTTACCAGATCCGGTATTTCGTCGATGGCCGTGAGCACACGCTGCTGACGTTTGGCGAGTCGCAGGCGGACGCTGCTGCGAAGGCCAGAGCGAGCCTGCCAGCCGCCGAAATCGTTGGGTTGGAACTGCTTGGCGAGTGGGACGGCATGCGCTGAAAATATTTTTGAAGAGAAGCACGAAAGTGCTTTTCTTTTTGAAACGGATAAGGCATACTTCATTCATCGGGTCGCGAGGTGCGGCCCGACCAACCTCAGAACTGGAGACCGACATGAACCTCTTCAATCAGTGCAAAGGCTACGCTTCCCCGTCCACCGCGACCGCCAAGCTGGCCAAAGTCCTTCCGGAATACAACGACTACCGCTGGTTTATCGTGGCCCTGCCCAATGGCCGCTACATGCCGGTCGTCCAGTCCTGCAATACCGAAATCTGCGGCCTGCTCTGCCACCACGGCATCGGCGAAATCTAACCCCATCGGGGAGGGCAACCTCCCCATTCTCAAGGAGAATGAAATGAAACACGCCATCAAGACCACACTTCACAAAAGCTGCGACCGCATCGTCTTCGAGTGCGGCGACTACTACGGGTCGGTGGAAATTGACACCACCAAGTGGACGAACGTTCTGGCTGACCAAGAAGCCATTCACCGCGCTGCCGCGATGCGCGCAGTTGTCTGCGAAAATTTCAGCGGCGA